GTATAATTTGGATTTGGTATAACTGGTATTATCAATCTTCATCCCACTGTAGCAGTTTGTGAACACCCGAATCTTCTAGAAGTAGACGATTTTTCCAATGTTCTCCTTTAACATCATCTTTGTTCTGACCAGTGTAACCAACTGCGAAACCTTTTTCACACATCCATTTGTTTATGTTTGTCCATCCACCATACTCATGTCCATCTTCAGTACAGTTAATCCAAAGTTCACCCAATACTCTACCGAACTTACCTCTGCTATCTGACTCTGGACATCTACATTGTATTTCAATATCATCTCTGTCTGACAATATTGCCCAATGTATCCACGATGTTAATGCGACCTTGGACAACTTACCATATATTTTTTCGTTCTTATGTCTTGTTCTGGATTCTGGTGTGTCGATTCCGAGTAGACGGATTCTATTACATATTCGTACATCGAAACCCAAATCAAAAACTGCATCGATAGTATCCCCATCAATAATCTTTTCTACAGCGGTTATGTTGTAAATAAACTCACAAGGATTTTCATTTATGTATTCAGCCATACTTTAACTCCATTCAAATTCTAGTTGTCCTTTGGGCCCATCAGGCCATGAAACTTTACACACTCCTGCACCATAAGGTACATTAAAATATTTAAAGGCATCTCCTGTTTCTTTTTCGTGTCTTTCTGGAATCAAATACCAAGGTGTATCATCAAGTCGCACTACATCCTGCTCAAACCGACTCCTAGAAACTTTTGCTCTATTATCTGAAGTTGATTCGTTTTGAAGACCTTTTGACATATTTCCTTTTCTTGTGTAGTAGGAAGGTTTTAATTCAGTTCTGAATCTTTATTCTGTTTCAAGGAAAAACCTCCCCCCAAAAACCCATCTGCATTACGCTGCTAGTGCAACATAAGCAGAAGTATAATCGGAATTATTTGCGATTAAATTATTCGATGTAGGTCATCACCCTTTTTGTTCTCTCTGATACTCTCTCTAGCAATCGAATACCCGATGGCCCCAGCAATGGAACACATAATTGATGATAGTGGCCTTTTGATTCTCAATCATATGTGCCTTTGGTGGAGCCAGCTGGAGTCGAACCAGCGTCTTACTTAGATACCCTCTCAGGTCATCAAACAAAATCTGTTACATATATTTATGTCTCACTTGATTCAAAGGCGCAATCCAGCGATCTTTAGTCTCTCTAAACAATACTGGTTCTTCATTTTCCACTGCCATGATAATCACAATATCATTTACTGGAATTCCTGTTCGTTCTTCGTAAGCATGAGCATAGAAAGCACCCTGCATAAAATAGCTGTGACAATGATCCCAAATTTTGATTCTCTTAGAAGTTTTATAATCAATAGCGGACAGTACTCCGTCAAACTCTGCAATCAAATCGGTTCTACCAGCAAGTTCAAGTTCATCTGAATACAATGCACCTTCTACACAATGAACATTATCAATCCTATCAATTAGTGGAGTTATAGATTGAAACATCTCAACTGCATCTGGTAAAACTCCCTCTAGATGATCCTCTTGATTTTTGATATAGGACTCAGCGATATTGTGAACGCGGGTGCCTCTGCTCGACGCTTGGCGGGAGATTCTATTGGCCTCTTCCGCTCCAACCTTTGCACGCCAGCGAGATATACCCTCTCTAGAGAGCTCTGATAAAAGTGCGGTGATTGATATATACTTATTCCCATCGGGTGTAACATAGTGTCGTTTCCCTTCAATATTTTCAGTTTTTAAATCTAAGAGACTAGAAGCATAATGATTAAATTTTTTCATAATATATTTTTTAATTTCTCAATGGTGCCACGACATCGTGGCTTTCGGTTGTTCCTTCTTTATTTCTTTTAGTTTATCGGTCATCCACGATGGTGGCTTTTTAGTGTGTCCAGGCGATGATATATTATCATACGCAAACGCGGTAGGTGTTGAGCCGGGCACTTGATCAATCTTTCCACCACACACAACAGACTCATCCATACCTACATCTTTCTCACAAGGAGATTTAGTAGGCTCAGCTCTTTTAGCCATAGGTAGGAAATCCTCAAATTCATTTCCACATTTTTCACATCTATAATCATACGTTGGCATTTATTCCTTTCGTATACCATTCTGGTGTTCCACTATGCTTCCACACAGCAAAATTATTCTTCTCTTTTATATAGTATTTCCTGTAAGCCTTTACTACATCATCATCTTTGCAATGGTCTGGCATACATAGAGGGGGATCAGTCCAACCATTATCTTCAATATTCTTTGGTGCAATTTCTAAAATTTTACCAAGCTTATCCCATGTCTTGTGAACCTTAAACACATCACGACTATCATTTATTAAACCGAATCGTATAGAGTATTCTGCACTCAACATTCTGAACAAACGAAACAACCAATCATAGTGCTGTTTAGAAGAACGAGTCCAGATTGTACTAGGGTGGTTTTTGTGTGCAATTTTGTATAGGTCTGGATGGGCATCATCTTCATCAAGCACTCTATGAGCAGTTGATAACATCTGTGCGTATTCTAGTATCATCTTAACGCAATGTTTATCACAATGCATTTCCGCACAATCGTCTGGGCGTTTATCTAAGTAAAATATATTCATTATCATTTTCAATTATAAGGTTGAGTGAGGAAGGCTTTCCCCACTCTTCCACTATTATACACCTTTAACAATAGTTTGTCAAGTCTTTTTTACGGCCCTTCTGGTATTATTATAAAAAATATGAGTATCAATCTCTACTGTTCTACGGCGTGGACTTGCCCATCTTGGACTACTGATATAGTCCGCATGATAATGGGTTGCTCCATCCGTTATATCTTTCAAGTCAGGAGTTGACAAGACATACTCAGCAATCTCTTGTGACGCCCTCCACATTGAACTAGTAGTTTGTGGTACATCAAGTTTACCATCACAATACCAACTAAATTGGCATCGGTCTTTTACTGGAAATCCATTCTTATAATGTCTTCCCTGTGTAATAACTTTACAAACGGTATTTGGATAATGAGTTGATCTCACACGATTCATAGTAACTTGTGCTACTGCTAATTTTCCAGCAGTAGATTCTAGTGCTGCTTCAAAATATATGTTTTTTGACATACACTCTAATTCTTCTGGATTTACCAATTTTACAACTGATGGCTTTTCATCTGTAGTCTTTAGTAATGGAGCCAGTATTGTTGCCTGTTTGTCAGATATTGGTGGAACCCAAATTTTAGTTGTGGAGCCCGAATTTAACGTAGCAGACCACAGCGTAATCAGCCCTACTAGGGCAATGAATATTTTCATATTCCTCTTTTAAATGAGTTTGGTTCAAGCACGATAGTCCATTGCTTAAACTTAAATAGGAGAATTTCTGCCGCGGCGGGGAGCCCTGGCGATGTTGCCAGTTTCCCATAATGAGGGAGCGTATAAGGAGTAATCAAAATCACTGTACCATGTTATTCCATCTTGTGTGGTGGAAAATTTAGACATGGTAGCATTCCAATCCATAGTAAGTTGAGAATTTTCTTCCTTAGCAAGAACTACCGTAACTTGTATCGGTAATCCACCCTTCATTTCCAATTGCCGCAGTTCAGCTTCTACAGTTGTTTCAACATTGTCTGTAGTAACTTTGGTTAAATTGACTATTCTCTCTTCTAAACTTTTTAGGATCATGGTAGTAAATTAGGAAAAGTTTCTTTTACTAGGTTAAAAGTTAATCCTCTGCATTTTATTTTTTTATCCTTCACCTGCAGAAGAAGGTCTACTTCAGAAGGATGTATACCTTCCAAGATTTCTGTAAATATTGTTTCTCTTTTCATGTTACCCAAATTTTTGGGGGATTGACCTTCAACGAACAAATACAGCTTTCTAATATGAAAGTGTAGATACGTTGGATTTGGCTCATCCGTGTCTCCTTTAAATTTGGCTATAGGGGGTGCACCCGGCGGTAAGAGAAATTTTATGTTTGGATCGAATGCTGCTTTTAAGATCTGCTGAAGCGCAAAACAATCATGTTTTAATAATACTTCCTTTTTTTGTTTCTTGGTGGATGCTTTTGCAATCTCACTAATGACTGTTGGTAAGCTAGTTGTTGCCATAATTAAAACTCGTCAATTACTTCCATAAGGTTTTTCAATCTGTTATCAACAAAGTAATTCAAGAGCTGACTTCTGTTACCAGCTTCTTGATTTTTATATTGATTAACTATATTTATACGAATTGAGTCTGGAGTCTCGTCCAAATCGACCATTGTCTTGTTTCTATGGTAGTTTCTGAGCATAGACTCATTACAGAACTCCTCTGGTTTTTGGCCTCTCCACAGTTCCATTTTCTTCTTGGTTACAGGAGTTTGACGTTTTCCTTCAGTAATAAGAGTATCATCTGAAGAAAGAATATTAGGAACACCATCACCAGTATCACCTCTAATAGTCTTATCGTACAAAGATTCTGCAGCATCACCTACTATAAACTTTTTCTGAAGTGGTGACCATTGTTTAACTTCTTTGTGCTTTTGCAACTGAATAAAGTCTTTATCACTGGACAATATTAGAGTAGGTGGAAGATTGTCATCCTCAGCCAACGTGTTAATAAGAACACCAATAATGTCATCAGCCTCCGCAGTATCTACGTGCATGACCTTATATGGAAAGTATTTAGTCAAATCTTCTCTCATTTCGTGTAATAGTTCAAAGAGAGTTTTCCAATCTGTAGGGTCATTCTCTCTGTTCTTTCTACGATTTGCTTTGTATTCTGGAAATACTTTCTTTCTCCAGTTATCTTTACCATCACAACAAATAATCATTTCTCCATAATCTTTCACAAATTGATTACGAAATATTCTGATCGAATTAAGTATTGTATGTCTTAAAAGGTCTTCTTCTACCACTGGCTTACCTCTGCCCATGGCCATGAAAGAACCAATCACTGTTTGACTATAATCAAGTAATATCATCTTTACCCATTTCTATTCTCATTTTAATGGACTCAAGAAATTGATTCCATTGATTCATTCGCATATCCCAATTATAAAAGGTATCAAAATATGTTTTCTGTAAACTTAACAAAGTTTCTGTCTCATCTTTTCTGTAAGACTCAATAGCCTTTCCAAGAATATGTGAGTGAACTGCAATGTGTTTCTCTGGTGCAGGTTCATATCCATACATCCAAGCAAAGTTTGAACAAGTCTCTGGAAGGGCACCAAGATTAGGACACACTACCATACACTTTGCACTCATGGCTTCAATCGCTGAGATACAAGCGGTTTCCATATAAACGGATGGATATGCCATAATGTGATTCTTGGTAAGTTCTTCTCTAATCTGGTCATTAGATACTGTGCCATGATAATTGACACCATCCATTTCTTGAGCAGCTTTATATACATGGCGATATTGTTCATCCATGTGAGCACGGTCATATATCTTAAAACTAGAAAAGATATTCAGTTCTGCTGATTGAACTTCTTCAGATTTATTGTTTTCTTTGAGATGTTTCCAAGCACCAAGTAAAACCTCTAATCCACGATGAGGTGTACTCATATAGACACAAGATATTTTGTCTTTAGGTTTTTCATGTTCTGGAATAGGTTCTATGGCGTGTTGAATGACAACACCATGATCATAAGGAAGGCCAAGATAAACTCCATACTGATACTGTTGCCAATTACTGACAAAGATTATCTTTTCAAAGTCTAGCATATTCTTATGTTCTTTAAGAAATGCAACTTCTGGATCTTGGGCAAGGTCATGAGCCCAAAACAATCTTGGTTTATCTTCTAATTTCCTTTTACGAGAAGCGACCCATTGAAAATAATTCTTTAGCTCTGGGTCAATGCGGGAAAATAACCACTTCTGCATAAGTTCAGTACCACCTGCTGCTTTAGGGGTTTCTTCTGGAGCAAAATCACTTTCACCGAAATCAATTTTTAATGTCATA